ACCTTGCCAGGATGCACATACAGAGTGTGCGCCGGCGGGACCTGGCCATGTGCTAGAACCTATCAAACTGGCTCGATGGGCTGTAAAAGCTTTGTTGAAGGACAGAACCTTTCAAATTTCTGTGTTACAGGCGGTTGCGGCGGGATAAATTTTTGCTCCACGCATTACGATCCAAGAAGATCTACATCCTGCGGAAACTGTAATACATGCGGCATCTTTGGCGCAGACTTTGGCATAATGGGATCTGTAGGCCACTTTATGGGTAACGGCGATTTACAAAATTTTTGTAATAGACAGATGCACTTTACCGGCGCAGCTCCGTTCGTTGGAGTAATGCAATCACTAGGTCCTAGAGAATACGAGTGTATCTGTGGTTGTAGAACAAACTTCCCAGCAGGAGGCGGCCTACCAGGAACTAGCACATTCTGCGGCGCCGACGAGGGGTTGTGTTGTACAGCCGGCTCTCAAGGTGGTGCCGGCATGGTAAAGATTACTTATAGTTGATAAATAGATATATTAGGAGCAGTATATGCCTAGAATTAAGGTAGATTTTGAATATGATTGTCCGGATGAGTGGTACAGCGACAGCTTTGCACTTGGCCGCAAAGGAACTTTTACATACGAAGGTCCTGAATATCTTACGTTCAATATTGATAAAACAGACGGGAGAGAAAACGGATGGGTAATGCAATACCCAGAAGAATACGAACGCATAATCGGTGAGGATGAATGGCGCGTAACTGTAGATTGTAAACAAGAACCGCTGCTGTGCGAAATTGCAAACGACCAAGGCAAAGAAGAAGACGCTCAGTTTTATAGCGACAGACCATGGAAAACTCTTATTGAAGCGCCCGACGGATACGATTCCTACGAAGTGCCTGATGCTTTCCATCCTAGAGACATATACGACGAGTTTAACATTAGATACGACTTTGATAACGACGAGTTTTATGTTCCGCTAAGGTCCTGGAAAACTGTAGGCGATTTTGATCCGGATAAAATGACATGGAGGCATTTTAGATTGGCTCGCAACAGAAAACTACAAGAAACAGACGGGCAGATAGATGATGACATGCCGTTAGAGGTAAAACAGAAAATTTATGATTACAGGAAACTCCTCAGAGACGCACCTGAAAATCTAGCGCACTTGACCCCGCACGATGCGTATCTTGTTCTACCGCCGCCGCCGGATATGAATGATACAAATGACGAAGAGCTTGAAGAAGCATTCATTACAATTGAAGATATTCCTGAGGATCAGCGTCCGCAAGAAGATAATTTTGAATAACTGAATGCTGCTTTATAAAAAAGGGCCTGCGGGCCCTTTTTTTATCTCGAACCTTGCTAGCATATAAATATCTTGCATTATCAAAGGAGACAGCGTGGAACGATCTAGTGCTTTTTTTATAAACGGCGGTGCAGGGAGAGTTATATGTTCAATTCCTGCATTTGAGAAATATGCAGAAGAACATCCTGAAGACAATTTTATAATTGTGTGTGAAGGGGGTATGGATTTTTTCAAAGGACATCCAATCTTACACAATAAAGCATATGACGTTTGGCACAAAGGACTCTTCGAAGAACACCTAAAACAAAGAAACTGTCTATCTCCTGAACCCTACAGAGTTTGGGAATATTACAATCAAAAATGCAGCCTAACCCAAGCGTTCGATATCTGTTTTTCGAATAAAGGGATTCGAGACTTGCCGTCGCCTAAGATTTATCACAATAAACAAGAAGTTGTGGAAGCATTTAATATTCTCCAAGAGATCAAATCCGCTACTCGACTAGATAAAGCAATAATCATACAGCCGTTTGGCCGCTCGGTGCAAAACACCTCAGAATTTGTAGTTGATCCGTCGTCACGAAGCCTTACATTAAACGATACGATCGAAATAGTAAATGAAATTAAAACAGAATATGCTGTTATACTAATGAGCGAATTTCCGGTAACATTTAGTGATAATAATAACGATAGCAAAGTTGCTACCCCGCAAATACCAAATATTCGAGTATGGAGTGCATTATTTGAGATGGTAGACCACTTTTTAGGTTGTGATAGTTTAGGACAGCATATTGCTAAAGCAGTGGGTTTGCAATCAACTATTATCTGCGGAGCAACATTTCCTATCAATATCTCGTATCCCCAAGATCCAAACTTTGAAATAGTGGATTTAGGAAAAGATACTAGAGTTTATTCTCCTATAAGACTCACAGCGGAAGAAGAACAGGATAGACTGAACGACGAAATAATGGAAATGACAGACGAGCAGCGCCGGTCTGTAATAGACAAAATAAAAAAGAAATTAGGCAAGTCGACCAAGTTCGAATCTGAAACAAATACTAAAACGGCGGAACCTACTAAAATTTTAAATAGGGCAGGAGACTAACATGAGTTTATGGATCGCAGGCATCACTAGAGGACACAATGCAGGAGTATGCCTATTAAAAGACGGAGAAATTGTTTTTTCTATTGAAGAAGAACGACTAAGCCGAAAAAAGTATGACGGCGGACCCCTCGCCGCTATGATAAAAATTCTCGATTACACCGATAGGTTAGATTATCTAGTTGTTGCACACACTCAGCCGCTTTCTGAGGCCGGAAGAATTGACTTCACCGGCGACGACATGTATACCGGCATTGCTAGAAAGTTAGGCCTCATCGACCAAACTTATAATGGCGTTGATCATCCGCAGGTTGTAGATATGAGTTACGTTCATCATAAATTACATGCTGCTTGTGCATTTTATAGATCAGGTTTTGATAGAGCGTGTAGTGTGATTGTCGATGGTGCTGGAACCTTTATCCCCCTCCAGATAGAAAACAGAGATGTGATGACTTGGGAGTTAGAAAGTATATTCACATGCGAATATCCCGATAAATTTAAAACAATCTACAAACACCTCGGAAGTCGAGGACCTCACCTCGGAGCAAGGATGGAAGTAAATTCCGAACGAGAAGGAGAGCCAGGATCGCATGAGATAGTCATCGATGACACCGGCGGCATAGTAAAGGCTTACGAAGCAGTTACACAATACTGCGGTTGGCAGCCGATAGAAGCAGGAAAAACCATGGGGCTGGCACCTTACGGGAAACCTAACAAAAATATACCGCCGATTATAGATGACACAGAAGGTAGCGTATGGAGAACTACAAACAGAAATCTAATTATCCCTACATATCCTAACGGTGCAGCGATTGCAGAAACCCGGTATCAGTTCTTAAATACCACAGACGATGCATATCAAGAAAATACTGATCTAACTACACTGGATTCAAGGAGAGACCTTGCCTACGCAGTTCAGCAAGAAACACAAGAAGAAGTACTACGATTAATAATTGAAGCAGCAAAAAATACTGAAGAAACTAATGTTGTATTATCTGGCGGGTACGGCCTGAACTGTGTTGCGAATTATTGGCTGTTAGATAAAGTTAATGAACACGGTATTAATTTGTATGTAGAGCCAATTTCTAGCGATGCAGGAACCGCAATGGGCGCTGCATTTCTTATGCATTATAAGATTACTCGAGAAGTTACTGTTAGAGATACAGGCGATAGCCTGTATCTAGGACCTAAATATGAGTTTAACAACGAAGACCTACAACAATTGGCAGAAAAATACAGCGTCAATATTATAGATGCTAATGATAGCTCTATTGTAGATTTACTTGTAAACAAATCAATCGTCGCACTATTCCAAGGTCGAAGCGAAAACGGCCCCCGCGCACTTGGAAATCGAAGTTTTATTTTTGATCCTAGGTTTAAAGACGGCAAAGAGTTTGTAAACACAATAAAAAATCGTGAGTATTTTAGACCGTTTGCCGGAAGCGTGTTGCATGAACATGCAGACGACTGGTTCGATTTAAAAACACTAAATGAAACACCCCACATGATGTATGCTGTCAATAGTCGACCGGGTGTAGAAGAAAAAATTCCAAGTATTATACACGTAGACGGAACATGCAGAATACAGACTGTCAAAGAAACACAAAACCCGAATTATTATAACCTTATTCAAACATTCTATGAAAAAACCAATGTTCCTATAGTGTTTAATACTAGTTTTAATTTAGGAGGAGAACCATTAGTAGAAACGCTAGACGACGCCTTAACTACTATAACTAATAGTGATGTAGAGTACTTATATCTCCCAGAATATAAAAAACTGTTTATTTCTAAATGATTAATATAAAGCTACCTGATTTAGAATTTAAAAATCTTCCGTTTGAGTGGATTCATAACGTGTCTAATGAAAATAGAGCCGAAGAATTCGAATCTCAAAACGAGTATTACAGGTCGATAGGATTTAACGAGTCGAATACATCGTTTGGCCAAACATTTGATGTAGGATCAGATATTAACTCTTTTGCACAAACGTTGTTTTCCCAATATTCGGTGAGTGTAATAAAGCAACTGCCGGGGCACTGTATTCCTGTGCACACCGACACTTATTATACTTTTGCTAAAAATAATAAAGTAGATAAGACAGAGATTGTAAGGGTTAATATTTTTTTAGAAAGATGGAAAACCGGACACTATTTTGAAGTAAACAATACTCCGATCTTGAACTGGCGGGCCGGTGATGCTATAATACTAACAACAGATAAGCCTCATCTTAGCGCTAACGCTGGCATAGAACCAAAATATACTATGCAAATTACAGGACTTAAACATGAATTTACGCGGAGCAAAGCCAGTCTCTGACTTAAAAATTAAAAATTTTATACAAGCATTAAATCCTACGTCGGATTTATATAATTTAACAATTCAAGAGACATTTGTTAATAATTTTTTTAACTGGATTAACTCTAGTAAGCTTAATAATCTTACTGGACTAGAAAAGTTTTCTAATCGACAACTAGTTTCTGGCACGTCTCAAGCGTTTGACCATTTTTATTGGCGGCACAAATCTAAATGTTTCAGGATGTTTAGAGGAGAATTCATGTATCACAGTGCTGTTCTTAAACACGGGGGCGTGTGGAAATATATCGACGACGATCAATTAACTATCAACGATGCCGTAATAATAAGTATCCCTTTCTCAGATTACGGAAAACAGCGTAACGACACAATAACAATCCTAGAAAAATGCAATAGCTTAAATATTCCAGTGCTTCTTGATTTTGCATACTACCCTTGCACTAAAAATATTAAAATCGATCTCGATCTATATCCGTGCGTAGAAACAGCAACATTTAGTATATCTAAGGCGTTTTACGGTGCAGAATTTTTACGTGTAGGGATGCGATTAGAACGTAAATATACAGATGACGGCATCGACGTGTTTAACTCTGTAGAAATGGTAAATCGAATGTCGATAAGCATAGCAAACAGCCTAATAGACAACTATTCAGTTGATCACAATTGGAGAAATTACAGCGAAGCTTATGAAAAGGTATGCGCGAATATGGATTTGCAGTCAACTGATTGCATAATGTTTGGTTTAGGAAATTCTAAATATAATGAATTTAATAGAGGTACCGAGGTGAACAGAGTTTGTATTTCGGAACTGATCGGAGAGGAAATTAGTGTTTAAAAAATTAGAAAACTTTATTCCGACTTCGTATAGAGATGAATTAATACATCTGATGAAATATACAGCGGTTGATTGGCATTACAGGAGATCTACAGTAAATCAAGAAACAATAGATGAAGTTTCTGATTTTTATACAACTTTGCCATGCGAAGAAACCTCTCAGTTTGTACACGCTATGGTGCAGGACGATATGCCGATAAGCGATTATTGGCAAAAAGTAAATCCCTTATTGTATTTTTTTACATTCGCAACTAATATAGAGATAAAAAAAGTAATAAGAGTGAAAAGTAATCTTCTCCTTAAGAAAGAACGGCATAGTTCATTTATAAATACGCCACATGTAGATGATTATGCTTCATCTCGAAAAGTCATAAGTTTCTTATATTACGTAAATGACAGCGACGGCGATACTGTAGGATTTGATAGGTTTTTAGACGACGGCGTACGATATAAGGACTTTAAAATTACCGAAAGAAATCACCCCAAAGCAGGAACGGCAGTTTATTTCCCTAGTAACTATTATCACGCTAGTTCCTGCCCGATAGAATATGAAGATAGAATCGTTATAAATTTTGTACTAGAAGTAGAAGGAGATATTGAATGGGAATTGTAAACAGCCATAATGATTGGGACCCGCTTGAGGAGATTTTTGTAGGAGTGGCGGATCATGCTAGAATTCCCACAATAGATACTTCTACACACTCTTTTGGATTTGCGGATTTCTCATACGACGAAATCAAAGATCTAGAAGGACCATCACCCGAATGGGTAATAGACGAAGCGAACGAAGATCTTGACAAACTGAGCGACGAGCTTCGCAAACTAGGAGTTACTGTTAGACGTCCTGAAGCACTCGATCACTCTAAGCCATTCAAGTCACCCGACTGGGAAACCACAGGCTGGTACACCTATTGCCCCAGAGATCTTCTACTGCCTCTAGATAATCTTATAATTGACTGCCCCGGTGCTATGAGAGCAAGACAGTATGAAACTCTTGCTTATAGAGACTTTCTCTACGAGGTTGTTAATGAGGGCGGAGAATGGCTGTCTGCCCCTCGCCCGCGACTGCTTGATGAAAGCTATCAGCTGGACGATCTTTCCATCCCCACACTCAATAACAAAGAAATTGTGTTCGATGCTCCTAATGTAGTAAGACTGGGCAAGGATCTTATCTATCAGGTTTCGAATTCAGGCAACCTATGGGGTTACAAGTGGCTGAGAAATCTACTAGAGCCAAGAGGCTATAGAATTCATCTTGCCGAGAAGTTTTACTCCTATTCGCACTTTGATTCCACTGTAATTCCTCTGCGCCCTGGACTGGTACTGTTTAACGGAGATCGTTGTACTCCTGACTGGTATCCTCCGATTTTCAAAAACTGGGACAAGATTTTTATATCGGGCGATCAAGTAGTAGATATCGGTTCTAACCTTGAAGGCAATGTTTCTCCCTGTTCTAAGTACATTGGTTTGAATATGCTGAGTGTAAATGAAGAACTGGTCATTATTGACGAAAATCAAGAACACGTTCGCAGAGAGCTGGACAAGTGGGGTATTCAGTCAATCGGACTGCCTATGCGTCAAGCAAGAACACTGTCGGGTGGTTTTCACTGTGTCACACTAGACACTAAGCGTAAAGGAACATTGGAAGATTATTTTGCGTGATGGAGATCGAGGCCACTGGGTTCCTTACTTAGAATGGATGATTACAACATCCTGTGACCTCGCCTGTCCTGGCTGTGATCGTTTTATTGACTTTGGGCATAACTGGACAGAGTCGTTTGATGATATTACTAGGAATATGCGATTTTGGAGTCAACACCTTGACCCGGACAATCTTACGATTATAGGCGGAGAGCCGCTAATTCATCCAAACATCGCAGAGATATGCAAGGTAGCACGCCAAAATTTTGACCACGCTCAAATAGAAATTTTTACTAACGGCCTGCTTCTGCCTAAGCGTCCAAAGCTAGTTAACAAGCTATTAAAACTAGGAAGATGCAAGCTTTCTGTTACATATCACACCAGAGATGAATTTATAAGATCAAAAATAAATGAAAATATTGAAAAATACATTTTTAAAGATTTTCGCTGGCGGCAAATAGATCAAAATACATGGCAATATAAATCTTTGACTTTTGAAACTACCGATCCGCCTTACGAGAGCTGGCAGGAATATCGACAGGAAATTAATGGAGAATTAAAGCCCTATAACGACGGCGACCCGTCAGCGAGCTACAATGCATGTGGCGTAAATCAGTTTCCTATAGTATACAATAACAGATTATACAAGTGTCCTCCGATTAGTATGGTAAAAACGCATCTAAAAAAATACAATCGACTGAATGATGTCGACTGGGCTCCGTATTTGAAGTATAAAGGTTTAGGAACAGATTTTACAGAAAACGAACTAGAAGGGTTTGTAGACAACATTTTTAAACCGCATGCGGTATGCGGAATGTGTCCGGCAAATCCGGTAAATAATCCACAGCCAGACGCAGTTATTAAACACAGGCTAGACAAGTTATGAAAGAAATACCCGCCGTATTTGTATATGCAGGAAGCAGAATCTATCAAAATGTAATTAAAAAACATTTTAATGAGATTTGCAGATTAAAACAACCATTACCGTATTCTCTTGCAGCAGGATTTACTAAAGGAGTCCTTTTTTACGAGTATGTCGGATACAATATAAGTGGACTAGATACCGTTCATGAAATAATAAATCAAAATCTTGCTGATACTAATCTATTTTTGATTATAGATGATAGTTACGAAGGACTAGCGTCTTATGCCGAATTAAAAAAACTTAAGACACTTATTGACGCCAATAGAAAAAACATCTCTGACTGGATGTTTATAAGCTCTAATGCTGGTCTGAAAAAACTAATGCAAGATGTTTTTGGGTCTGCTAATAATTTTCTGTATTATAATATACACTTAAAATTAGATAGATACGATAATATAGACTGCGATCTATTAGATCATAATATTAATAATAAACTAAGATCTAAAAAATTCCTGTGTGTAAATAGACACGAGCGATTGCATAGACTTAAAACCATAGACTTTATAATAAAGAAAGATATTTTAAAAGACAGCTATGCGTCCTGCATGCTAGGTATTTCTGATGCGATATTAGACGAAAGTATCCAGGCCGACCCAAACGACTTTGTGCCTGGATATTATGACGATAACCTAGGTAGCAACTGTCTCGAAGAAGAAACCAAACAAAGACTTAAGACCTATCTCCCTATTGAATTAGATGTTAAAGAAGCTAGAAATAAAATTCTAAAGGCCAATATGCCGAGTCTTGAAAAATATTTTGATGACAGTTATTTAAGCATTGTTACTGAAGGTGATTTCAGTGCCAAAGAAGGTAAACGTCAGTTTACAGAAAAGGTAGTAAAATGTTTTGCTTTTCACCACCCGTTTATAGTTGTTGGTCTGCCCAATACATTAGAACTACTTCAGGAAGAAGGATTTCTTACATTTTCAGAGATAATAGACGAATCATATGACAGCATCGAAGATGACGATTTAAGATTGTCAGCAGCCCTACAAGAAGTTGAGCGTCTAAGTAAGATGAATATACACGAACTTAAAGCGTGTTACGAGCAGGTAATTCCTGTATTAGAACACAACTATAATCTCTATAAGAAAAAAATAGAAACAGCGTCGCCGTCTTTATTAATTAATAGAATTATGAAATGGTATTCCTATAATCATTAGAAGAATCAGTTTTGTATGGGATTTTAAATTTATTTATTGTATCCCATACTTCGTTTATAAACAGGTTCTTATAAGAGCTAAGGTCTACAATTTTATCGTTTAGTTTGTCAATTTTTTGCCAGTCGCGGACGAAGCAATTCGGCGGATATTCTAGTTTAATATTTTTATAAGGATCAAAGATTACTTGATTGTCGTTAGATTCGATGCACCTGTCTTTAGTGTAAACAACAAGATTTGGAATATTGTAGTCTGTACACAGCCTAGCAACTATATCATTATGAGAGATTACTAAGTTTGCGCTGTTCGTAACAGCAAATACTTCTTCAAAATTAAAATCTTTTTGATATATTTCTATTGTACAAACATTCGCAAGAGAATTTAAAATTTCTTTATGATAGACCTGCAGACTTCCAAAATTATGGTAGTCGGTGTTTTCTGAAAAAACAACAATTTTACTAAAAAAATAATCTTCGTTTTTTGAAAATATTTGCGGCGAAAATGGGCTGTCTTTATAATAAAAGTGTTGTAACTTATCTGCAAGAAACTTGCTTATACTTTGATTAGTGCCTACTAGATAAAAGTCGATGATATCTAATGTGTAGTGCTTACTATTCCATATATGAGATAAATTGCTATCATTTGCCGAGTAGAATTTTAAAGAAAGCTTATGATTATGTTGGAAAATGCCATAGTCGTCTTCGTATACAACGTATATATTGTGGCACGTGTGATCGATTGCCGAATACGCTTTCGCAAACTCGTATGCCGCAGACGGAGTTATGTTCTTTAAAAAGAGAACATTCATTTTTCAAAAACATCCATTATGAAGTTGATAGACATACGTGTTTCGTTGCTTTCGTTTGAGGTTGATGAATGTTTAAGCCACGAAGGCATTATGATTATGCCTCCTTCGGGCATATTGTAGGATTGTCTGTTTGTATTATAAGGGGTTTTTTCTATTTCTCCGGTCCCTAGGTATTCATAATATTGATCGGGGATATCTCTATCAAAAACAAGCATGCCGCTGTTAACAGGTGAATGCAAGAAATATATTCCGTGGAATATACCGGTATGAGAATGCGTGCTAATCATTCCGTTTGGCGGAATAAACGTGGCCCACATGCTGTTTATTGCAAATCCTCTGTCCTGTGGTAGGTCGATTTTTTCTCGAAGCCCGCTAACAAAACTTTTGATTTCTTCGCTTTTTACTAGATCAATTAACCCGTTGTTCATTTGCAGACCCGTCGGCGTTTGGTGTGTCAAGCCGTGGTGTAGTTTATTTGCATTAATATTAGACGCTGCCCAGTCAGATACAGTTTTACCGAACAGCGGCTTATTCTGTTCATGATTTTGATACTCGCTTGCCCAAACACTATAATTAAATAATTGAATTTCTTGCATAGAGTTATTTACTTAATAAATAACTTCGAAAAGGAGCTTTCTGAAATAATGCTTAAACCTAAAATACTAGAACACATAAATCAAAATTTTTCAAACACTGCCGAGCTTCAAACTGAGTTTCGTCGCCATCCCGACTATTCTTTAATAAAGATCGAAAATATGCTCCCAGCAGAGGTAGCAAAAGAAATGGCAGCTGAGCTAGACAATATACCTTTAGAAGAATGCAAAAAATTTACTAGAAAAGGTAGCTGTATGTACGAGCATAATGACCTCGATAATACTCCGATAGCAGACGAAGTTGTGCATGCACTACACAGCAAGACATTCTTGCATTGGCTTCAGCAGGTCACAGATACTGTAGATTTAATTCCCGACCCTCATTTAGTGGGTGCTGGATATATGAAATCGTTCAACGGTGATAGTCTGCAGGTGCATACTGATTTTAATTGGAACGAAAATTTACGCCTGCACAGAATGGTTAACATTGTGATTTACTTGAACGAAGACTGGAACTCCGAATGGGGCGGCGGCCTACAGTTTTATGACACTGAAAATAAGAACAAGCTATCTGAGATAGTACCCGGATTAGGTAACGCTGTAATTTGGATGTACCACAATCTAGCATTTCATGGGTATCCTGAACCGATGACCTGCCCGCAGCACGAAAGCAGAAAAGGTATACGGTTCTTTTATTACGTAAGCAATGCCGAGCACGATTCTGAGAATCCGCCTCATAGAAGCCTGTATTGGTTTGACAGCGACGAGAAAAAGCCTTACGACATAGTTTGGAAAAGGTGATTTATAATCAGGTCTTGATTAGGAAGGTCGCAATTGGTTATTAACGAAGAAAGTTTAGATTTTTCGCGATCATTGAGTTGTTGTATATCTAAGTAGCTAGGGTTAGTTAGTATATTTACATACCACTGAGTATCTAGCTGTTTAACAAAGGCAGCTATGTTCCCTATGTCCCACCAATTAGCCTTATGCAGAACAGTGTTTATCTCTAGACTGAAACCTTGAGTTTCAACCCACTCGATGAATTCTGTAACCTTGCTCCAGTTAGTGCCTTCTCTAACTTCATTTGCCATTTTGTCAACCCCGTCTATGCTTAGAATAAAATGGGTATTATGTTTTGACAAAATTTCTACAGTCTCGTCGTCTGGTATGCACGTGCCGTTTGTGTTAAATATAACCTGAACACTTCTATTTTCATTTAAAGACTGAAGCATAGGAACAAATCTTTTTGTTAGTAACGGCTCTCCGCCTAAAAACAAAATCTTTTTGATTGTGTGCGGCAATTTATTAATATCTCTCACGGCCATGTATTTGTTTAGGGCGTATCCTAGTGTGTCAATTTCTTTCTGTATCCAGCTCGTAGAAAACTCAGAGCCACAACCGATACATGCTAGATTGCATAGATTGTCTAAGCCGATTTCTAAATATTCAAGATTAATTTTATTTGAATCGTACTCTTCATTGAATTCCTGTCTGAGGCTTTTGTGGCCAATGCTTTCTTCATAATAACATTTGTTGCATCCGGGTATCTTTTCTCCTGCAAGACTTTTAGCACGTAACTCTTTATACTCTGGAATATGTAATATATTTTCCACGTCGCCGTCAAACGTTGAGATACTGTGCTTGAACCTGCAGCACGGATAAATTCGATCGCCGGGTCTTAGATTAGTGTGCTTCCAAAAAGCAGAACAAAATGTGCCATTATCCATGCACATATTTACCGATGATAATAATTAGTATATAATAAACAAAGAAAAGGAAACTGCATGAATCCTGTGATTGGCCTTGATAGAGACGGAACAATAAATGTAGACAAAGGATACATTTCAAATTATCAAAATTTTGAATTTATTGATGGCAGCCTCGAAGCCATCAAGATGATACGAGATAAAGGTTATGATGTAGTTATAATTACAAATCAGGCGGGAATCTCTACCGGCGAGCAGACTATGCAAGACGTAGACGAGGTTCATGGATACATGCTAACAAAAATGGGAGAATTCGGTATTACAAGCATAAACGGTTTATTATACTCTACCTCTAATGCAAAAGAGGATGTGTATGCAAAACCTAATCCGGGAATGTTTAACAAGGCCGAAAAGGAGTTCGGAGTAGACTTTTCTAAAGGATATTATGTCGGAGACAAAATAAGCGATTTGAAAGTAGCCCACAAGAAAAAAGCAACTCCGATTCTTGTAAAAACAGGCTATGGCTCTTATACAATAGAAAAACTAAATTCGTATGCAAATACCGAACTTAAAAAGAAAACTGTAATCTACGAAAATCTTTTAGAATTCGCAGAGAGCCTATCCTCTCTGCGTTAGAATTTAGGTATAGTCCAGTCCCAAATTTCGTTATACAGCTCAATTGTGCTATCGAAGCACGTATTAATCTCGTCGATCATGCTGTCGTTTAATTTCGCTTTAATGCGTTCTTTTAACCCGTTTAGGTCGCCGCCAAAGCTAAAATGCCTACCTTGTCCCGGGACTGCACCTGCCATGGTTTTTCCGCCGTTCATGTCCATTATAAACAAGACATACATATAGGCTAAAACCTGCATGCTATCTTCTTCTTCGTCTTCAAACAGTTCTTTTAGATGTTTCATAAACAAAGTTGTTGCCTGCGCAGGCTGGTATGGCATGCGTTTATAACCAAGCTGTTCTTTCCAAATCTCTTCGAAGTCGTCTCTAATTAATTCGTATCGAGCTAGTTCTGGAAATTCAGATAACAGCCCCATTTCTTCTGCATACTCGACCATTCTTTCGTATCTAAGACGTTGCTGCCATAAATATTGGCCGTAAAACTCTAGATTTATTTTTCCAGATTTCATAAGTTGCCAAAGGTCATGATTATACAATTCTTCTCTTTTATTATCAATAACAGCATCTAATTTGCTCATTCTTGTATTCTCCGGATTTATCCAATGTCATGTATTTAGCATTTAAGATTAATACTTGGCTTGTATTATTACTTCTACCGATAAATATATGATAGGACACAACGCATGGCTAATACTGAAACTTTTACCTTTATAAGATTAATCCCAAGGGATACCGAGTTCCTTCAACGGAGGATAGGTTCTCGAGGAGAAATTTTCCTCGATAGAGATACAGGATCAATTAGATTTTTTGATGGAGAACGGCAAGGGGGGGTTGTATTAGGCCGTTCAGATCTTGCTAATACTGATGTGAACGCATTGGAAAATCTTGTAAACCAAACCGGGTCGGCTTTTATATCGTACACAGTTACTATCGAAAACCAAGGCGAAGGCAACAAGTATCTCTTAAACGGAGAATACCAACCTAAATTAAATTTTGTTGCAGGCTATACCTATGAATTTAATCAAGATGACCCGACTAATGTGTATTATCCTAACGACCCGGGAACAACAAACAATCAACACCCTTTAAATTTCTCTGCAGACGACCTAAATGGCGAGCTCGGAGACGGGTCTGTATACACATCAGGAGTCACTTACCTTTTAGACAACACTGCGGTAGACAAGCAGGGGTATTGGAACGGATTTGAAACAGCAACTACTCGAAGAGTACAAATTAAGGTAACTATTGATACCCCTAACATATTATATTATTGGTGTCAGAACCATCAGAACATGGGTAATGAGATTACCGTCGATGTCCCCGGCACTGGCTCCGGCGCAGGCAGTAGCATCACGACTAGTAGCACCGCACCAGAAGAACCAGAAAACGGAAACCTTTGGTTTAATTCAGATTCTGGCAAACTTTATGTCTATTACGACGACGGCAACACATCACAGTGGGTCCAGCCGACTGTGCCAGCAACAGATGCATTTTCAGGAAACTTCGACGATCTAAGTAACACGCCTACAACGATATCGGGTTACGGTATTACAGATGCATTTTCAGGAAACTTCGACGATCTAAGTAACACGCCTACAACGATATCGGGTTATGGTATTACAGATAGCTTTAGCGGGAGCTATCTTGATCTCACAGACAAACCCACCCAGCTATTTGGTGTTGATATCATAGGTGGCGATTCGACGGTGCTTGTAGATGCACAAACCAGCATTATTGTTGGACCTGCGCAGCCGTCAAGTCTACAGTTGCCGAGACTTACACAATCGGAAATAAACGCCCTGGTTCCAGAGTTTGGCACAATTATTTACAACACAACAACTGGAAAGTTTCAGGGATACGCAGAAGATGCAAACAACGATAGCACCGCCGGATGGGCAGATTTACATTAAGGTATAAAACATGGCATTAGATTTTCCACAAAATCCTCAAGAAAACGATATCTACACAAGCGACACCACAACGTGGCAATTTGATGGCACTGCATGGAATATTGTATCTTCGGTAGATACTGCAGAAATACCTAATGCATTTAGTAATATAGCAGTCGACGGCGAGGACACAGTACAAGCAGATTCAGCAACTGATACGTTGACTGTTATTGCAGGTTCTAATATCAGCCTAGCAACAAATCCGCTAAATGATAGTCTAACTATAAACTCAACAGCAACCGGGTCCGGAATCACTCAAAATCTATTTGCAACTATAAATGCAGATTCGGGGACAACTTCGGCAGATAGTGACACAGACACGTTAACAATAGCTGGAGGAAGCAACGTTAACACTTCTATATCTGGCGATGTGCTTACGATATCTGCGAGTGTTACAGGCAGTGGATCTAGTGCATTTACTGAATTAACCGATGCTGCAAATGCTAATTTAACAGTAGATAAAATTTATCTCCCCGCAATTACCAGACTAGTAGTTGACAACATAGGAGCACAAGCCTATGTATTTGATCAATATGGTGTTACAAATAATCCAGATATCTACGCCATAAGCGGAACTACTATTTCCTTCGATCTAAACGCCATAGGCGGCCATCCGTTTTTAATACAGGATGCAACCGGATCTAATTTCAATGAGGGGTTAATCCATGTTACTTCTGCCGGCGAGGTTTCTACCGGCGGCGACGCACAAGGCCAGCAAAGCGGAACTCTTTACTGGAAAATTCCTATAACAGCAAACGGCGGATTCAGATATCAATGCGCAATCCACGCAGGCATGGTGGGGTTAATTTCAATTAAGAATTTTGTTTCGATTTAACTGTTTTTGTAATCTCGAATAATTCTTTCGATTTTTTGTCTTATCTCAACTATCTTTGCTCTAGAACTGTTAACCCCCTCGGGGATTGAATTGGTAATGTGCAAATCGTTATGCTGTTTGTCAATAGCACGCACTTCGTTTATTAATTGGTCAATAAGCATACGCATGTCTTGATGCGTCCTTGTATTTTCGATTTCGTTTAATTTCTTTTGATATCGTTTTAGTTCGGCTTTAAACTTTTCGCTTGACTCAAGTTGCATTATTACGGAGCTCCAAAATTGTTTGAATTTTTGTTTTTGTAATCTCGTTTGTTACAGTATTTCTTAATCCAGTATGCAGGTTTTTAGGTAAATTATCTAAATAACTCCAACAGTATGTGCAGTTATCGCGGACGAGAAATTCGGTTTCTACTAGACACACGTATGTACTAAATTCAAAACCGCTGTCTCGAGAAACATATAGCTCAATAGGAAGTATCTTTCCTGATGCATATCTTGTTAATACGTCTTGAGCATCAGTATAAAGCGTATTTTCTCTAGAAAATGTAGGAACAGTCCACTTTTGATCTTGTAGCAATAGCAGAATACGTTCGGTCTTTTCGGATAAAAATAATAATCCTGCTTTCTGATTCATACAGTAATTATGTCGGGTTAAGGTCCAATCTCCAGTCTCCTGGCAGATATTCTCCTTCGAACGATTTCAGCCACTGAATGCCGTCCCATTGGTACTGTATTCCGGTTCTTAAATTTTGTACATACGTAGGATCTTGCCCTGATGCCGGCTCGAAAATCGTTGTCCACGCATTGCCGTTCCATTCTACAATATAATTTAAACCTATGTTAGAAGTTGTTCCGTTGCTGTTTGCCCAGCCGAGCGGCCTATCAACAATGTCATCCAAAAGTAAATATCTAGTACCCGCGGGAATTGCATTTAATGAGCCGAATTGCGTTAACGGATCAAACTTTTTAGGGTCTACAATTGCATCTATTGTGCCTCTGCTTTCCACGCCAGTGAGAACAGTGTTTGTAGGAATCGTATCTTGGTCTAATGTTATAATTAACTGGCTCGGGTCTAATTCGTTAACTGCAAAGGTGCCTACTACTTCAAACCCAGTGGGCTGTCTGAGAAAGATTTTACTTGATCCAGTGCGGTACTGTCCTGAGACCTGTAGTACGGAATTCCAGTTTATATCGTCGCCTATTTTAAATTCTGCACCGAGCCGACGGATGTTTAGCAATACCTCGTTTTGATCAACTAGCGTTAGCGTGTAATCAAACGGCTGCCCGTTATTTGTTTTTAGTAAGAGCACACTATAATCAATTGCTGGTACTTTCATCTGTGCGTTAGCTTCCTCGATATTAAACACTAAACTGTTGACATCTTTTACATCGCCGCTTTCGGTAAAGATATTTGAAATAATATTTTGAACAACGCCTAGTTTTTTAACTTTTGCCGGCGGCGAGATGTAGATCGGCATACTAAAATCAACACTGCACACGTCAATATCAGAATCAACGCCTTGCGGAATACTTCTAGAAGTAAATGTGGTGTTGGTAAGGTAGACTGCGCTTAGGCTGGTCCAGTCGATATAATTATCAGTGGTTTGTATTTCGAGACTAGGGCTGAATAACACTAGTATCTGTTCTAGAAGTTGTAATTTTTGATCTGTGTTAGATGTCCACAAATCGCAACGCATAGTTAACGTGAACGGCGTTGGCATTAGTCTTTCGATAGTATAAGCACCGCCTTGATTACCCGAATACTGAGGATGTCCGTCGCTGTCAAATGTATAGTCTCTCTCTCTTACATTTACCTTGCTTACAAAAGAAGGATCGCTCAGTCTCGAATTATCTAATTCAAGGCCTGTAATGTAGCATGCCATTCTAGGCACAGTAGGCATTTTATTTTCAGAATTATCTTTGATAATATTAGCAACCTGTCTTGTAAGATCTCCATACATTACAGGAACAGTCTTTTGTGTACCGTCGCCCGCTTCGGTCTTGAAACCAATAAAAATACGCATAAATTGTGTAACGTATCTGCGTATTTGTCCGTCGTAGAAAAAATCACTCATTATTCGTCAGCCTTGGGTTTTAGAGCTTGTGATAAACTTTGTTTTTCTTTAACTTCTTTTCCGTTAATTGTATTAACATTGTTATTGTTAATGAATGTGGATTTTTGGTTGCTTCTTGGCTGCTTCCCTTCGAATCGCGCACCTTCTTCGACATCGCTTGGGCCTAGGTTACTCATTGTCATTCGCACATCGTCCTCGATTTTAATCCATCTTTTCCCGTCAAATCTAAACAATCTATTAGGAAGATAGTCGGTCCTTAGTGCAAATTGTCCTTCTACGGGGTTAAGTGGAAAGCTTATCCCGCTTGAAAATGGAGCCCCGTTTGCAGGAATAGCATCGTCGGTTAAATATCCGTCGTAAGCATTGCCCTCCGGCGACGCATAAACAGTATCTGCTTGATACGCCATATAAATAGGCTCGCCGTTTTCGTCTAACAGAATATTTCCTTCTGCATCTGTACTAGGAATTAACTGCGTATCAAGATCCGCGCCAACAATTTCCGCTCTGCCATCTTCGTCGGGCTGTAGTGTATAAAACCGCTGTGTATCATATCCGGCCTCCGGGGCGTCTGCTTCTGCTTGGTTCAACACAGCCTCTGTTATTTGCATCTCTTTTTCATAGGTGCTCATAAGTTCTCGCAAAGTGTCCGCTGGGCGGTAGTATTGTGAAGATCCTTCGCCGGCCGGGTCTACTCCCTGTACTGGTTCCGTTACTATATATTTTTCGCCGTCAGATCCTAATACAACATCATTTGGTTGGTATTGTATATTGGGATTCCAAGCCCCTTGGAAATCTTCTTCGTTTGCAAGATTATCTAGTATATCTTTGAATTCTTGACTATCCACAAGCGGAACACATTTTGCTCTATAAAGATGGGGATACCACAATGCACTGAATCCCTCCGCCGCCCTGTTTACGTCTTCTATAACATAAAATCTCTTTAGCGCAAATTGTAGATCGTTAATTCCGTGCTCGTCCTTTAAATGCGGGAGCTCTATAACATCCCCCGGAATGATTTTGCGTGCAAGTTTTTCTACAGTGTCGTTGATATGAAATGTTATAAAAACCACATCATTCTGTAAAAATAACCCAAACTGGCTAAGATTAAAATCGATATCGTTTACGTTATAAATTCCGCGCAGTTGATAGATATCCTGAGAATATTTTCTGTCTCTATTTTCTAAAAATAGCAAATCTTGAATATTGCCTACAGCATCTTGTTGATAGCTGGGAGTAGATGGAGTGTCACTGCCCTGCGAATCGCCCGGGCCTATATATTTGTGCACTAACACATCTGTCCCGCCAACTTGAAACTGTTCCCAGACGACCTTGTCGTAGAAGTTATAGTCGTTTCCTTTTTCTGGACGGTATAAGCTTAGGCGCGGAATAGCTGTTCTCCTTGTGTCTTATATTTATCGTACGGATAAATACTAGCATGAGCCAAGTTGACACGCTAAAGCAGGACGTATTTGATTATTGCCGATTTAATTTAGGCGACGGTATGATAGATGTGGAGTTAGATCCGCAACACTATCAAACCGCATTAGAAAAAAGCCTAGGCGTATTCCGCCAGCGTGCCGACAATGCAGTAGAAGAAAGCTATGCATTCTTATACCTGCAGGAAGATCAAAACGAGTACTTTCTACCAAACGAAACACAGCAGGTTCGACAGATCTTTAGGAGGAGCGTTGGATCAAGAAGCGGCGGCGGAACCGGCGGAACTGTGTTTGAACCATTTAACCTTGCCTACACAAATACCTATTTGTTGAGTTCT